GTCGTGAATCTTCAAATACCTTGCTGCATAAAAAGTTTCCAGGAGGTCATCTCACACTTTCCACCAGCCAAAGCCCATCCCAATTAGCATCGAGGCCTATTCGAATTTTACTCGCTGATGAAATTGACCGTTTTCCAGTCAGTGCAGGGGGAGGAGGATCAGAAGGAGAGGGCGACCCCCTGTCTCTTGCGATTAAAAGAACGATCACGTTTTGGAACCGAAAATTAGTTTTTGTAAGTTCTCCCACGGTGAAAGGGATTTCTAGAATTGAAAGAGAATATTTAAAAAGTGATCAGCGAGTTTTTCTCTTACCTTGCCAGCACTGCGGGGCATTTCAGGAACTTAAGTTTGAGCGTTTAAAGTATGAGCGGGAGGACCCTAAAAACACGACTCGCTATGTCTGTGTCGAGTGTCAAAAGGAGTGGAATGAAAATTTAAAAATGGAGCTCATGCGTTTAGGAAAGTGGCAACCCAGAGCTCCTTTTAACGGCAATGCGGGTTTTCATATTAGCGAGCTCTATTCTCCTTGGCGGAGATTCTCAGACGTGGTGGAAGATTTCTTGCGCTGTGAAAAGTATGAAGAAATGTTGCGTGTGTTTCACAATACAAGCTTAGGCCTCAGTTTTGAGTCATCATTGGGAGAGGTTTTAGATTGGAAGAACGTCTATCTTTCTAACCGATCCAATCGCTATTTAGAGGGCAAAACCATCCTGATTGATGATATTTTGTTTGCCACACTAGGCGCGGATATTCAAGCAGATCGAATCGAATTAGAATGCGTAGGATGGTCATCTGAAAAAAATTCATTTTCTTTGTCCTACGACGTTCTCATGGGGGACACAACTCAACCTGACGTATGGAACCAATTGACGGACATCATTCAAAATCGGTCATGGATCTTAAAAAAGAGTGGCGCTCAAATCCCTATTTCTCTTTCAGCCATTGATAGCGGCTATAATACGCAAGTGGTTTATAATTTTTGCCGAAAGTTTAAAAGCAAGGTGGTAGCTGTTAAAGGCAATCCAAATCAAAGAAGCATTGTAGGACTTCCCAAGCATGTGGATATTACACTCAGAAAAGGAAAAGTTGCCAGTGGAGCTAAATATTTTCCGGTAGGAGTCAACATTGCTAAGGGTGAGCTTTTTTCCTGGCTTAAACTTCCTCAACCCCTTCCGAGTGAAACTTCACCGCCTGGTTATTGCCTGTTTCCAGATCATTACACGGAAAACTATTTCAAGGGCCTGGTTTCATCCGAAGCAATGGTTGAGGAAATTTTTAAGGGAGAGCGCAGGATTGTGTTTAATTGGAATCAATCGATCAGGAATGAACCACTGGACGCCAGAATTTATGCCAGAGCCGCAGCTGCACTTCATGGGTTGGATCGATATTCAAAAGAGCACTGGAATAAACTGAGAGAAGAACTGGGATTAAAGATCCCATCTCAAAAACCAGAGAAAGAAGATCCCCAAGAAGTTCAGCCCAAAAGAAAATCAAGAAAGAGTCTTTTAGCCATGAACTGATTGCAGTTCTGTTGCCAGCTTTCGATCAAGGAGCTCACCAGTCACGTATCGATGCAAGATACTGCCGATTAAGGTTTGGTAAGGAATCCCCATTCGGAGCGCCTCCGTTTTAAGATCCGCCACATCAGATCCGTCAAGTCTGATACTGGTAGCGATTTTACTTGCTTCAGCATCGGATTTAATCTTTCTCTTTTTTAGACTTTTGAGATCATATTCCTTCCTCATAATCCTCCCTCTCTTTAGGTGTGACCTTTCTAGCACTAATAATCCTAATCTTGTTCATCCGCTTTTCACAAAACGTCACAATGAGTAGCCTATTTTTTGTTGAATACCCGATTCGTAAAAACCTATCTTCATCATCGCTATGGTCTGGATCAAACACTTCTTCAGCTGCGGGATCAGCCCAAGTGGTTTGAGCTTCTTCAAACCAAATGCCATGCTTTTGAAAGTTCAATAGATTCTTGGCTTCGTCCCATTCAAAATGCATAAATACAGGATACCGCATTGTATATACAATAGCAAGTAAAAATAATAAGGGGGGTCTCACATTTTGTTGAATACCCTCTTTTTTATTCTTGATGTAACCATAAATTATGGAGATTGGGTTTACCAAAGAAAATCTGCAACGACTCGATCAAGCTTTAGCAAGCGGTGTCCGCAGTGTGTCTTTTGGTGAAAAAACAATCTCTTTCCACTCCTTAAATGAGCTGATCAAGCTCAGGAATCAAATTGCACGCTACCTATCATCTAAAGAACCAAAACGGCAATTTTATCCCCGTGTTGAGAAGGGCCTTTAGATGATAGGGCGTGCATTTGATTCGATAGCAGGAATTTTTTCAAAAGCGGTGAATCGTAAAGAAGCACGCGCCAGGCTCCAGGGTAAAAAACTTCAGACCAGGCGGTATGAGGCTGCAAGCTTCTCGGATAAAACGAAGGGATGGTACGCACCTAAATCCAGTTCTATTGTAGAAACTAAGCTTTATCTTTCCACTTTGAGAGACCGCAGCCGAGATCTAGTCAGGAATAATGCCATTGCTAGGCGTGGACTGGATGTTCTGACGAGTAATGTAATTGGAGCAGGCATTGTTCCTAAAATCCATTGTGAGAGCACATTAAAGAGGCAAAAGATTGAAGATCATTTAAAAAGGTTTATCGATGAGTGTGATTATTCAGGAAGACTGGATTTTTACGGACTTCAAGCTTTGCATTTTAGATCCATGCTTGAGGCAGGCGAATCTCTAATGAAGTTTGTTTACCTCCGTAAACCGATGCCTCTTAAGCTTTATTCACTGGAGGCTGATTTTATTGACCCCTACAAAGAGGGGTATTTTGAAACAGGATTAGTTTGTCAGGGAATTGAATTTGCTAAGCCTAACGATCCAACTCAAACGACAATCGAAGAGATTGGAAAACCTCAAGCCTACTGGTTGTACCGCAATCATCCAGGAGGATTTTTATTTAATGGATTTACCGTAGGTTCGATTCGAATTCCAGCCTCAGACATTGTGCATTGTTTTCAAGTCGAAAGACCTGGCCAGGTGAGAGGAATTCCGAAACTGACTTGTGTGGCTTTAAAATTACGTGACCTGGATCAGTATTCTTTTGCTCAGCTCAGCCGCCAGAAACTCAGCGCATGTTACGCAGGTTTTATCAGGGACGTAAACGAACAGTTAGACAGTGTTGCCTCCAAAGATGAAGATTATTTGGAGCAAGTACAGCCTGGAATGATTGAATACCTGCCGTTTGGGAAAGATATTGTTTTTAATAACCCTCCTGATGCCCCCAATTACCCTGATTACATGAGGGCTTGCATCAGAGAAATTGCAGCAGGTTTAGGGATTTCATTTGAGGCACTGAGCAATGATTATTCTCAAGTAAATTTTTCATCCGCCAGGATGGGATGGCTTGAGTTTCATCGGACGGTTCAAAGCTATCAATGGGTTACATTTATTCCAGGCTGGATTCAACCCGTCATGAATAAATTTCTAGAAATGGTGTCACTCCTTGGGGTGGATACTTCAGATGTGACCCTCTCTTACACCCCTCCCAGGCGCGAGATGATTGATCCAAAAGCAGAGATCGAGAGCATGGCAGAGGGGCTCAGCAATGGATTTTTTTCCCTCTCTCACTATATCAGAGAGCAAGGGTATGAGCCCGAGCAGCAATTAAAAGAATTAGCAAGTGATAAAAAACTAGCTGAATCATTAGGTTTAAATCTGGCTTGGTTTTCGGAGAACAAGAATGCAGATACTCAGACGGGAAATTCCAATCAAAATCAGAAAAAGGACGAGCGAGGATGGAGAGGAAAAGAAGCCGGATGAATCCCCAGGTGAATGCAATGACGAGCCCAAAAAGGACAAACGCAAAGAGGATACAAAAAAAGAAGACGAGGGAGACGACGAGAAAGATGACAAGGATGAGAAAAGATCATCTGAAGCAGATGGAAGTCAAACAGATTCCCATTCAGCCGACTCTACCAGTGAGGACACTTCTCAACTGAGAGCGGAACTCATTTTTACATCAGGCTCTGAAGTTGAGCGCTCAGATGAAAGCGGAAAGTTTATTGAAATCTTGGGACTGGAAGAGGGTCAGGTGGATCTTGAATATTTTAATTCGGGTAATGCTCCACTGCTTGATTCCCATAACAACGACTCCGTAGATGCGATTTTAGGAGTCGTTGAGAAAGCCTACATCGAGGATCAAGAAGGAGGACGTGTGGGGATAGCGGAGATCCGGTTTTCTCCCAGGTCAGAAGAGAGAGGAATTTATAAAGACTTTCAAGCTGGAATTATTAGAAACGCATCCGTTGGGTACTACGTGCATGAGTATCAAGACCAAGGGACGAGCGAGGATGGAATTCCGATGCGACTGGCTACGAATTGGGAACCCGTTGAACTGAGTTTGTGCCCGATCGGAGCGGATTCGAGAGCAGGATTTAGAAAACAAAGGAACGATATGAAACTAAGTGACCCTGAAAAAATAAAAATGGACGAACTAAAAATGAAAGAAATCAATTCACAAGAGATAGCAATCCAAGAAAGGAATCGGATTTTAGGAATTTCAAAAGCAGTCAAGGCAGCCAGTCTGGGCGAGGAGTTATCGCAAGACCTTATTGTCAGGGGGGTGGATCTTGGAAAAGCAAGTCAGGAAATTTTAGAGAAATTAGCAGAACGCTCCAAAACTCAAGCTCAAGTCTCTATTTCTCCTGGAAGCTATGATGAAAAAGAAATCATCAGCCGCGGTGTAGTGGATGCTCTTTTAAGCAGGCACAATCCTAAAAAATATGAACCCACCGACGCAGGAAAGAAATTTCAAAATCTATCTATTCCAGACATGGCTCGAAAGTGTCTAGGCGTGTCTGGCGATTTTCTTCCTCCCAGTGAAATCATTACAAGGTCCATGCAAAGCTCCTCTGATTTTCCAATGCTTTTGGGTAACTTCATGAATCGACTCCTTAGAGATGGATTTCAATCCGCTCCACAAACGTGGAGGAGTTGGACCCGAACGAGTGTTGCCAAGGATTTTAGGCCCCAGTTTAGGATCATGCTGTCGGATGTGAACCTGCTTGAGCCAAAAAATGAACTAGGCGAATATAAAGCATCTAGCCTAGATGAAGGTACAGAAACTGTCACGGTTCAAGAATACGGCAGGCTGATCAATATCAGTCGAACTGCACTGATCAATGATGATTTGAATGCTTTTTCAAGAATTCCAGACATCATTGCAAGAGCAGGAGCAGACCTTATCTCAAAAACGGTGTATGAAAAGCTCGTTTCAAATCCTGTGATGCAAACAGATAAAAAGAGGTGTTTTGATAGTGATCACGGAAATATCGGAAAAGCTAAGGAAGTGGGCCTTGAGTCTCTCACTGAAGCCCGTTTAGCACTGCGACTCCAAACCACGATGAAAGGCCAGCCCTTGGGGCTGATGCCAAAATACCTTTTAACCACGGCTCAAAATGAAATCAGGGCAATGCAGTTTATCACCCAAAATTATCTAGCTGGTGTGGTTGAGGCTACGACTCAGCAAAAGATCAATCCTTTTGTCAATGCGTTGGAACTCATTATTGAACCAAGACTCGATATCTTGCTTGATGTAAAACAAGGTAAAAACCCCTATGCCTTTTACAACATCATAGATCCAGCACAGCTTGATACGATGGAAGTGTGTTTCTTAAACGGTCAAGATTCCGTGTATGTCGAATCCCAAATGGAATTCAAAACGGACGGACTATCCATGAAAGCGAGATTAGATTTTGGATGCTCCATTTTGGAATGGAGAGGAATGCACTTTAATTCAGGGGCTGCACCACAAAAATAAGAATGAGGTAAAATAATGAAAAATTACATATCAGAAGGGATGTCTATCCCAGTTATTGCGGATCGGGAAATTACGAGCGGCGAGCCTGTGATTGTTGGAAAACTTTTTGGAATTCCTGCAACCTCCGCTCATGTAGGAGGTTCGTTTGAGTTATATTTGACGGGCGTGTATGCGCTGAGATCAGACGGAAGTCAATTTAGTGCGGGAGACGCTGTATTTTTTGACAAAACTCCCAAGAAAGACACAGATCATCCCGAGGCACGAGAGTTTTATGTCGTCACTTCTCAAAAATCAGAGAACACCGTTTTAATCGGAGTATCTGCCCATGACGCCGCAAAAGCAGATCCGTCTGTCAGGGTAAGACTCAATGGAATCACCCTACCGTGACTTATTTGGGACTTTATTTAACCAATGCTGTGTGGCCTTTGGTCAGGACGCAAGCGTGTTTTATCAATCTGATGGCTTTAAAACACCTGCTCTTGTCCACGGCTTATTCTCAGAATCAACCCTCCTGGTGGAAGCAGGTCAGTCCACGGTTACCAATTTTGCCTCGACTTTTGAGTTTCAAAATGACCGTGTGGCACTGCCTAAAGCGGGGGACCGCATCCAAGTGGAGGGAGAACTCTATCAGGTGGGAGAAGTGAAAACCGATTCAGCAGGATCAGTCAGACTGATTTTACAAAAAAAGAAATTTAAAAATGTCTAAGAGAAATAAAATCATCCATTACGTTTGTCACCTACTCAGTGAGGAAGTCACCCTTTGCGGGAGAGTTGTTTTAAGTCGTGTTAAAACACTGGAATTGGATCAACTCCCTTGTACACTGGTTGGCATTTCTCGTGAAACAGCCGAGATTGTGTCCAATACAAGTTTTCTCAACTTAAAAAAGACAGCAGAACTCACTATTCAGATATTAATTGAAGGCGAGGAGAATAGTGAAGACGTGCTCCATCAAATCATTTCAGAGGTGGAGCACATTCTTTTTACTGATGATTCGATGGGAGATCTTGTCTCAAGAATTATGCCTCATCAAATGGAAATTGAAACCTATTTTGAAGGGGAACGTCCACTGGGAATCGCCACTCTCTCTTGTGATGTGACTTATTTTGAAGAGTTTAGAAGGGGAGAAGACGTCACTGATTTTGAGCGACTCAGTGTGGATGTAAAAGGGAG